AGTCCCACGCACATTTCCAATATTTCAAAAGCCTACTCTATTTTGGGACTCCCCCGCCACCGCCACCCACGGCTCCACCTACACCACCACCGTTCTCCCTACAACCTACTCACAAAGACGTCCCAGAACCAGTCGGAAACCAGAACCGCCAACAGTCCCCAAAATACCCCCGAAATCAGGATTGCTACCAGTATTCCTTTCATTCTCTTACCCTCCCTATTCTTATTTACTGTCAAATTGTACCATATTGGAAGACAAATGTCAAGAGGGGATGGTGTTGCAAGGTATTTTCCATCTGGATTCCCCTAATATACAGTATATTAAACAAATCCAATGGAATCCAAAATATATCCCGGTACTTCCTTAAGATATTAAACTTTCTCATGGATTCCACTGTAGGTGTAGGGGTAGTTTCCTACCCCGTTTCTCACCTTTTAAACCCAAATCCCGAATACTATGTGTGCGTCTGATAGAAAGATGTGGAAGAAACGTGGGTTTACATCCCTGAATGCTAAGATTGAGAATATTGTATTTTTCATGTTTTCCTCACTTGTTTTATTTTGAATCTTAATCATACCCTAATCATACACTATTGGACAAATCATGTCAAGCAGGGATATTGATGGATATGAAGTCCAAAGTATTTATTATCCTACTCTATTACAGGACTCCCCCACCTATCCGTGGTACGTTTCTTGCTACTGCAAAACCTGTGCCGTGGATTGCAGGGTACCATTCCAATATATGGAATTAGTCGGTCTATATTTGGACTCCATTATCTCTAGGACTCCACTCTATTTAAGGACTCCCTAAGGATTCCTGAAAATTAGTCCTGCTGTCGTCCTTGTGGTTTTCCAAGTGTCAATTTTTTGACAGTAGTAAATACCATACACTTTGCAAATTAAGAGTGTATGATTTTTACTACCATGCGTAAACCCTTGCTATTGCTTATTATACGCTATTTTACCATAAGTTTTACTTATAAATATAAATATGAGTGTATGAAATACCATTCACTTTGCTATACTACCATTTTATCATACCTAATGATTTCAATTACTTGCAATTATGGCATTATAAATGCATTAGTAAAGGTATGTTCTACCATAGAACAAATAAAAAAAGCGAGGTACAAGACTATGTTAGTAAAAACCAAAACAAGAAAGCTTGACGATGCAAACGAAGTTTCTAAGATTTATGACGACGGTACAGTTAAAAAATCATACCATCAAGACGTAGCTGACAATATCTACCAGCCCGACGGTACAGTTCTTGCAATCTACAGAAAGAAAGAAGTTATAGCTCAAAATCGTCTTGCATTATGTATCAAAATCGCTAACAAAATCGACAAAACGGGTAGTTTTACGATTGAAAATGGTGTACCGCAGTTAAATGATGGTAGCCCCCGTCATAGTGTAGCATGGTTGAATTGGCATGGTGTAACAAGTGTATTCGGTACACCAGTAAAAAACGGTAGAAAGTAAAAGGTAATTACCATGAAAACAAAAAATCAGATTGAAATTGCATATATACCGCTTGACAAGTTATTGTTCAAAACGGTTAACGTATGCCCGACAGATAATAAGTATTGTAATGATGCTATTGATACTGGGCATATAACCCTTTGTGATAAGTCTACAGATACCGTATGCCCAGATAAGTTTTATATGATGCTTTAAATTGTTGGTGTTGGTGTTGGTGTTGGTAGTATTCAACACCAACACCAACCCTATGCATAAACCATGCCAAGACTAAAATCGGTTTTCGCCACATATACGCATAACTCCATATGGTGGACAGGAAACAAAAAGGCTACTTTGGAAAAGCCACAGTTACACCCACACCTACACCGTAGCCAACTATTCCCAACACCATTATAAAATATTAAAGGAATTCCGTCCACTTGCCGATAGTATTATATAAGGGAGGATTTTATGAACTCATCTCTAGTACCCACGAATGATCAGATTGCCGAAGCTTTGAAAGAAAGTTCCGGTCTCATATCTTATGCTGCCAAACAATTGAACGTACCAATAGAGGTTTTGAAGAAACAGGTTCGCAAGAATAAGTTCCTCAGGAATTTAATGCTGGAACTGCGAGAAAGTGCTGTTGATCTTGCTGAAGATACCCTGATGTGGCGAATGCGGGAGAAGAAAGATGGTATTGTTGCCATGTTTGTTCTGAAGTGCATCGGTAAGCAGCGTGGGTGGGTGGAGAAACCGGATAAGGCAGGAGAGAGCTTAGACAAACCAGTGTATATTAAGATACTGCCCGTGGGTGACAGTGATAATGGAAGGCGTGGAGTTGGGAGACCGAAGAAGGCTACCTACCCTACACTGGAGGCACTGGCACCTGCTGTTGATGATGTTATTGATGTGGAGGCATTGGATTTATGACAGTTATTTATTTACTTTTAGTATATATCATATTTGGCTTTCTTAGACGATGAGTAATTCCTTTCTGGATGACTTTATAGCCAACAAGCAACCGAAGGTAAGCAAGGAAATTATCGGTACTCGCATATTCTATGAGAATATGCTGAGTGATAAGGAAATCAACATCAACATCGGTGGTGGGGGATCGTCGAAGTCACATTCTATCATACAGTTATTATTGTATAAGTTTTTAACTGAAAAAAACAAAAAGATGTTAGTGATTCGGAAAACGTTGCCTTCGATTCGGAATACGGTTATTATACCGTTTTATGAGATTATGAGTGCTTTTGGTGTTCGGGAAAGAGTGAAGGTGGATAAGGTGGGAATGAATCTGTTCTATGGTAGTAACATGATTCATTTCAATGGGTTGGATGACCCTGAGAAGGTGAAGTCATCAAACTGGAACTACATGTGGTTTGAGGAAGCTACGGAGATTGACTTGAGTGATTTCAATACTGTTCGACTGTACCTTCGTGCTCCTTCTGTGGATAACAAGATAAATCAGATATTCATTTCCTTTAATCCGATAGATGAGTTTCATTGGATTAAGAACAGGTTGATAGATGACCCTTCCTTTTCTAAAGATGTGAAGGTGATACATTCTACGTATAAGGATAACCCCTTTTTGCCGGAAAAGGCGAAGCAGAGGTATGAAGAGTTGATTGGTCAGGATATCAACTTTTATAGGATATATGCTTTAGGGGAATGGGGAAAGCTGGAGAACTTGATATATCGGAACTGGGAGGCAGTGGATTCGATACCAGCACAGGTTGCGGGTGGCAGGGTGTTGTATGGGCTTGACTTTGGGTGGAATGATCCCACGGTTATTACCCGGAGCATTGTGAAGGATACGGACGTGTGGCATGAGGAGTTGTTGTATCAACCAAATATGACGAATAAAGACCTGATCAACTACATGAAGGCGAATATACCGAAGAGTGATTGGAGTAAACCAATTTACGCTGATGCTCAGTATCCTGATAAGATACGGGAGATTCGGTTAGAGGGTTTTAACATTAAGGCTGCACAGAAAAACGTTGGTGATGGTATTGATATGTTGAAGCGGTTTCGTCAGTATGTGTTGAAGTCGAGTAGCAACTTGATTAAGGAATTCAGGGCGTACAGTTGGAGAACGGATAAGAATGGGAACATTCTGGATGAGCCTGTGGATTTCTTGAACCACGGAATGGATGGTATTCGATATGCACTTTATTCTCAGTTGAGGGGAGAAGGAGTGTATAAAGTTAGATGGGTTTGAAATATATGTAGAAGGAGATAAAACATGGATGCAACTTTAATGTCAAGAAAAGAACTTGGTACGAATGGATTAAAACAATATTTATTTGATATTGTTGGGCTTGCAACGAACACTGTTTCCGCAGAGACTAGATTTGAGTTTGGGCAAGAAGGGTTTCTCGTTTGTGGTTTACATTTTGCTTGTTCGTCAACAAATGTGAACTTGTCACTTTGTGACCAAAGTGGGGTATCTACTCCATCAGTGCATGAGGTCTTTACTCAGTCGAGTATAAATCAGAGTTACAGTGATTATACCCTTGGCATTCCTATCTTTCATGATACTGATTCATTATATAGCATAGTAGGAAATAAAGATACAGCCAATCATACTGGTTCCATTAGTATACTTTTCTTGATACGCTGATAGAACGTTAGAAGGAGAATGAACGATGACTGGAAAAACCAATGCCTGACAAGATTCTGGAGAAAACGGTCTCCACTTGCTACTTTCATGAATTACACGAACAGGATCTGACTGATCTTAAACACACGCTGAATGGTGTACATGGGGAAGTTGGGTTAGTGGGAAAGGTAAATACAATAACAGCGACCCAAAAGACAATAATAGATCGACTTGATGCTTTAGATGCCAAGTTCTGGAAGTTAACCATTATGATGCTAGGAGGGTTGGGAATGGCCGCACTTAACCTGTTGTTGTTATTAGCAAAGGGGTGGGTATGATGCCGAAAAACACTCAATATACTGCACTTCTGAAAAAGTTTGCTGGGTTACCTATAGATTATAAGTTTACATACATCTATAGAGGAACAATTTTATTTCTTGCCCTTGCATGTTTTATTGCGGTTGTGAGTGTTGGCATGATGATTTATCCAACGAAGATCATAGAGATTAGAAACTTTGAAGTATTTAATCTTGTTAATGAAAGTCCCCTGAAGTATTATCAAATTCATGCAGGGGAAGAACTGGAATTTGAGGTGTGGTTTAAAAAGTATAAACATGTGGCAGCTACAGTGACGGTGTTGTTGAAGCAGGTAGATAATGGGTATTTGTATCCATTTCCAGAGGTTAAACTAACTAAAATGCCATTAGGAGAACACCATTATCGAAGTTCTTTAGTTCTACCGAAAGCAACACCTCCAGGTATGTATATTATTGTGAGAAATTATCATTATGTTGTTAATAATTTACGAACAGTAGATTTTGAAGTAACGTCAAATAAGTTTGAAGTGCTGCCAGCAGGAAAAAGTTACCGAGACTTACTGAAAGAGGGGAACCTCATATCTTTACAGAATCAACAGACGTTAGAACAATTGAGGTGTAAATGATATATAAAGATGATATAACCATATTATATATTACGGCTAGTGAGGTTCCTAAACACTGGCTAGATTTTCAAGTAGGACATCTTCTAAAAGCTGTTGGTAATGCACCAATAATTTCCATCTCAAGAAAACCCATGGATTTAGGTACAAACTTACTTGATACTGAACCAAGATCCTACTGGAATATCTATATGCAGATGTTGAGAGGTGCATTACTGGCTAAGACACCGTTCGTGGCAATGGCAGAAGATGATACCCTATATACGAAGGCACACTTTGAGGAGTATAGACCACCCAAAGATAAAGTGAGCTATGATCGTTCTCGTTGGTCCTTATTTACATGGGATAATATGTATTGTGTAAGACAGCGAATAAGCAACTGTTCGTTAATTGCACCAAGAGAGTTACTGATTGAAGCATTAACTGAAAGAAAGGAGAAATATCCCAATGGCGCACCGAGTGAGTTAGTTGGAGAAGTAGGTAGAGAAAAGGTGGACAGAAGGTTAGGAGTTACAGTGAGGGGCTGTGTCGAATGGTATTCATATGGACCAATTGTACAACTAAATCATTCTGCTGGAACGGATGAAACACAAAAACGAAACTGGAAGCGACACGGACAGATAAGAGCTTATGATATCCCTCATTGGGGTAAAGCTACAGACATTATAAAGGTGTATAATGGAAATACATAGATATTTACGAAGGAAATGGAGAGCGAGAGAAGATTTGTCATATCCTATAATATGTCCCAGAGGTGGAAGACCACGACTTGCGGAAGTGTTTAGAGAGCTTGGTTACTTAAAAGGTGTAGAAATAGGTACGAGAAAGGGCGACTTTTCTAAAGTACTTTGTGAGTCAATACCAAATCTTCAACTTACCTGTGTTGATCCTTGGACAGCTTTTAGAAAGGTAACTCAAGAACAGCAGGACGACTACTATAAGAAAGCCTATGAAGCATTAGCTCCCTTCAATGTAAGATTACTTAAGATGACAAGTATGAGAGCTGTAGAAACCTATGAAGATAATAGTATAGATTTTGCTTTTGTCGATGGTAGCCATGACTTCGACGATGCTATGATGGATATAATACTGTGGAGTAGGAAGGTGAGAGTTGGTGGTATTATGGCTGTTCATGACTATTCGATGTTTCCTGATGTAGTAAGGGCAGTCAATGCATATGTAGCTTCTCATAAGATAGCTCCTTGGTACTTGGTAAGAGAATATGAGTCTACGGTGTTCTGGGTGAAATCGTGAGAGTTAGATTTAAGTTAGGTGTAGGTAGCTATTTCCCCATATTAGCAAAGTTGTTTGATAAAACCACCGGACCAATTTTAGAGTTAGGTAGTGGTCTTTGTTCTACCGAATTTTTACATTGGTCTTGCTACCCAATAAAAAGAAAATTGGTTACATATGAAGATAATCCTCGGTGGGTAGACTTTGCATCTAACTACCAAGCTGATTTTCATGATGTTCATATTATAGAGCATTGGGATAAGATTGATTTTTCTCCTCAGTGGGCAATAGCATTTGTAGATCATGGTCCTATAGATGGAACAAAGAGAAGTGTTCATGTAGCACAACTTACCCATGCCGATTACGTTCTATGCCATGATTTTGATGAAAAGGATGATTTTAGATACCACTATCTTTCTATAAAATATTTATTTAAGTATTGTTATATATTTAAAAACACCTACCGTCATACAGGAGTTTTAAGTAATAAGTATAACCCAGAGGAATTATTTGTATGAGTGATACTACAATTATCTATTATACAAGTAATCGGGAGAATCCTAGTTTTGAAGCAAGAATTCAACAGACCATCATTGAAGAGATGGGAAATCTTGATCTGCCAATAATAAGTGTAAGCCAGAAGCCTACTTACTTCGGAAAGAACATCTGTGTTGGTGAAGTTGGGTTTTCTGGTCATAATGCTTGGAGACAATTTCAGATAGGTGCTTTGGCAGCAAAGACCCGCTTTGTTTGTACCGCAGAAGCGGATTGTTTACATGCGAGAGAATACTATGAATTTGAACCTAAAAGTGATAACACTTTTTATATTGGAAATCCGCTTTGGGTATTATTTGCTCAAAGAGGAAAAGTAAAGAGCTTTTATCGAAAAAGTGGTTCCGAATCTTCTATGATTATAGGTAGAGAGTTCATTATTGATATTATTGATAAGATGTTAGATGGATTAGGTAAATGGCATGACCCAACTCAGCCCGATTTATCTAGTATTATGTATAAACTAGGGAAAAGAGAAGATTTTGAAATGTCTATTCCCATAATTACATTTAAGACTGATAACAATATGCATAGAAAAACACCCTATAGTAGGTCTAGTGGAACTAAGGAACTTCCCTATTGGGGTATGGCTGGAGATTTAGTAAGGAGATACTGTGGATGATACGACGGTCATTTACTATACTGGAAATTATGAGAATGAATCCTTTGAAAAGAAGATACAATTAACCCTGCTTGAAAACATGGGTAACTTACCACTTATATCAGTTTCTCAAAAGCCTTTAGACTTTGGAACTAATATCTGTGTGGGTACCATTGGAATATCTGGTCCCAATGCTTGGAGACAGCTTCGGTTGGGAGCTTTAGCTGCTACCACTAAATTTATTTGTACCGCAGAAGCGGATTTTATTTATCCACCAGAATATTTTCAGTATAAACCCGAAAGAGATGATACATTTTATATTGCTGATCCTGTTTATGTATTTTTTAATCAAAGTACTAGATTTAGTCTAAAACCAAATGGTTCAGAAGGTGCATTGGTGGTGAATAGAGAATTACTTATTCGTAGAGTAGAAGAAATGTATACAGGACTTGCAGACTGGGAGCAACCAACGAAGACAATTCATATGTTTGGGATGGGTGCTCCTGCACCATATAAACGGTTTCGTCTTCCGAATCCAGTAGTTACTTTTAAGACAGATAAGAACATGACTAGATTTACAAAACATGATAAGAATCAGTACCTGAATGAAATACCTTATTGGGGAACATCAGAAGAAGTGACTAAGAGGTTTTTATGAGAATAGCAGAAGGGGCTAGTTATATACCAGTACTTAATAAGTTGATGAATATGACACTTGGACCTGTGCTTGAGTTAGGGTGTGGGTCAGTCTCCACTCCTTATTTTCATTGGATGTGTTATCCAGATAAAAGAAGATTAGTATCCTATGAGAATAACCCAAGATACTTTAGATTTGTAGAAGGCTTTAAAAATGACTTTCATGAAATTCATTGTATAGATGATTGGGATTCTGCTGATCTTCGTGAGAACTGGTCAATTGCATTTGTAGACCATGCTCCAGCAAAAAGAAGAATAGAAGAGATAAAACGGTTACTTCATGCGGAGTATGTAGTAGCACATGATGATGACCCCTATTATGCATATGATAAGATTCTAGGATTGTTTAAGTACCATTATAAGTTTAAAGCAGAACCAAATACCCTTATATTAAGCAATAGGCGTATATTTGATGATTTCACTGTCGGGTACAATGAAAAGCCACCTCCTCCCCATGAAATAAGACTTTTATCTGATCATTACATGGTGAAAGCTGCAAGTTATGCTAGTAAAGGTAGACCTTATACAATTTGTATAGCCCTTGGAGAAATCTATACTCAAATAGATGACCCAGAGATGAAATTAAAACTTAGGTACGCTGCCACTATTGCTCAATACGTTTTATGGAAATTAAAGGAGTTTTCCCCTAAATGGCTCAAAGAATTTTATCCAAAAAAGATTCATTATAATGGAATAATAAAGAAATGAAATTATCAATTGTCATATCAGTTCTTAATAGCCATGAGATACTCAGGAGACATTTCCTATCTTGGAGTAGAATGAACCTTTCAGATGATGTAGAGTTTATTATTATGGATGATGGTAGTATACCCCCCTTGCAATATCCTGATCATGGTTTGAAGAACCTTACTATCTATCCGACAAATGACTTTCGTCCTTGGACTGTTGGTATAGCAAGAAATGCAGGAGCAAAATTAGCAAAGGGAACCAATATTCTTATGTGTGATATTGATTATATTATTCCTAAAGATGTCTTTGAAGTAGGATTAGACTTTCCCGAAGATAAGATGAAATTTAGGAGACGATTTGGTATTCTGGATGAATATGGTAACTTTAGTGATGATTTGAACGTATTAAGTAGCTATGGGTTACTACAGGATAGGATAGATAAGAAGGGTGCAATGATGCCCCCTCATCCTAATACCTTTATAATAAAAAAACATGTTTATGAAATGATGGGTGGGTACGATGAGGAAAGAATAATCAACAACTACCCCACTCATGAGGATAATGATTTCAAGAGGAGATGGGTTCGACTTCTCAATGATGGCAAGGTAACCGAATCTTCTTATCGGCCTACTATTTATATGTTTCCGAATGGTCAGTTCTGCGGTGATGAAGATTATAATCCATTTGGACTATTTCATAACCTTAGCCGAAAGATCAATCATAGGATGGTAACATGAAACTTTCAATCATCATAACTGTATTGAATAGCCATGAAATATTAAGAAGACAATTTCTGTATTGGAGTAGAATGGACTTACCTGATGGTGTAGAATTTCTCATTATAGATGATGGTAGTGACCCCCCATTAGAATACCCGTCTCATGGAGTAAAGAATCTTACTATATACCAGACCCATGATACCCGTCCTTGGACGATAACTCTTGCTAGAAATTATGGGGTAACGCTATGTGAAGGTGAGTACATTATTCTCACTGATATAGATCATATACTTCCAAGAGAGAGTATCATGGATGCCTATAACTTCACTGGAGATAGAATGATGTTTAAGCGTTACTTTGGGTTTCTTGATGAGGCAGGTGAATTCAGTCAAGATATCCCTACCCTTATTTCTTATGGTGTAGATCCTGAAAGACTACGAAGAAAAGGATTAGGAGCTGGGTTCCACGGTGACAGTTTTATTATGAGAAAAGAACAATTCTGGAGGGCAGGGGGCTACTCCCCGAATGATATTATTAAATATCCTCCTATGGGGGAAACTCATTTCAGGAATGCATATAGAGAGTTATCATTACGAGGTGAAGCAACCACAGATGAACATCGCCCCCTTATCTATCTTATTCCTAATGGGCAATATGCTGGAAATGTAGATGCCAATCCTTTTGAGTTGTTTCATAACCTTAGTAGAGTGAGGAATAAATATGCGTTTATGCTTGATTAGATGCCCATCACCATTTCTTATTGACGAAAGAATTTTTCCCCCATTAGGTTTATTAGCTGTAGGTACTGCACTAAAACTCCGTGGTCATGATGTCACCATTTATGATGGGGAATTGGAAAACATTCCTTTAGATTATAACTTCTATGGGTTTGGACCCACTATTGCCGAGTACGGTTATGCGAAAGAAGCAAAGGATAAAATACGAGAGTATACAAAGAAGGCATGGATTGTGATAGGTGGACCTTATGCTACCCTTAATCCACAACAATGTATAGATGATGACTTTGATTGTATCGTTACGGGTGATGGAGAAATTGAAGCGGAAAGGGCATTTCTAGAAACTACTCCTCAGACACTTATTCATGCTGAGGAACACCCTCTTGATGACTATCCCATGATAGACAGGACATTACTCAACCATGACCACTACCATTATTATCTCAATGGTATCCGTGCCACAACAATAATGACAAGTCAGGGTTGCCCCTACAAGTGTGCTTTCTGTTGTAAGAATTACAAAAGTGTACGTTATAAAAGTGTAGGTAGAGTAATTGAAGAGATTACAGAGCTTCATGATGTATTTGGGTATAAAGCCTTAGCCTTCCCAGAAGATTTGTTTATTCTGAATCGAAAGAGAACAGAAGAAATATGTGCTTGTTTAAAGAAACTTGGTATTCTATGGAGATGCCTTGTTCGGGGTGATTTTATAGTAAAATATGGCGAAGAGTTTGTTCAAATGATGGCCGATTCGGGCTGTGTTGATGTTCGTATGGGGATTGAGTCTGGGTCAAATAAGATTCTAAAGATAGTAAATAAAGGAGAGAATACCGACACCTTATTGAAGGCTATAAAGATGTTACAGAATGTGGGTATACGAGTAAAGGGATTCTTCATCATCGGACTTCCAGGCGAGGATTATTCCACCATTGCTGAAACAAAAAAGTTCTTAGCAGAGGCGAACCTTTATGATATTGACATTAAAATATTTCAGCCCTATCTAGGAACCCCTATATGGGAAAATAGAGAGAAATATGATATTCAATGGGATGATGGCTTAGATTTTGAAAAATTATTCTATAAGGGAAAAATTGGGGAGTACTATGGCAATGTTCGTACTTCATCCCTTACCACCGAACAAATATATAAAGAATGGGTACAGATCGAAACTAAGTATAAGGAGAAATTTTTATGCCAGACCTGAGTATAATAATTCCAGCAAGACAGGAGATGTTTCTTGGGAATACTATTGATAGTATTCTTACTAATATGGAAGGGGATACAGAAATAATAGTAATACTTGATGGGTATTGGCCTGATCCACCTATACAGGATAACCCACGGGTAGTTATTGTTCATCATACTGTTCCTGTAGGACAGAGGGGTGGAACCAATGAAGGGGCTAGAATGTCGAAGTCCAAATTTCTTATGAAACTTGATGCTCATTGTTCTGTTGATAAAGGCTTCGATGTAAAACTTATGGCTGATTGTGAGTCTGATTGGACAGTTATTCCCCGTATGTGGAATCTTCATGCGTTTGATTGGCAATGCAAGAAATGCGGTAAGAGAACCTATCAAGGTCCAATACTGAAGGTTTGTGATGAACCTGAATGTGGGGGAACTGAGTTTGAACGAGTTATCGTTTGGCAACCACGGAGAAGAACGATAACTGACTTTGCCATGTTTGATAATAACATGCACTTTCAGTATTGGAGAGAGTATGGAAGTAGACCACAAGCTCAAGGTGATATAGCAGATGTTATGTGTAGTGTAGGTGCTTGTTGGTTTATGCATAGAGAAAGGTTCTGGGAGTTGGGAGGAATGGATGAAACTCATGGTTCATGGGGTCAGTTTGGTGTAGAAACAGCCTGTAAAGCCTGGTTATCTGGAGGTAGACAGGTTGTGAATAAGAAAACCTGGTTTGCTCATATGTTTAGGACACGGCATGATTTTTCGTTTCCATATCAGATAAGTGGGAATGATCAAGAACGGGCAAGAATTTATTCCAGAGATTTATGGTTGAATGATAAATGGGGAAAAGCAACGTTACCTTTAAAATGGTTGGTAGATAAATTTGCTCCAGTCCCAACCTGGATATAAGAAGCATTCTACTAAGGAGGTTAAAGACAACGTAAATGGCAATTCAAGATCATGCAAAATATACAAGGTTAATGAATATTATTGCTAATCTTATAACGAAAATTGGGGCTAAACAAGCTGGTTATTTCACTGCAAAATCTAAATTTTTTCAAGGATTAAAAATTCCTGTTGGTAATTGTGATGGTGATACCGATGTTCTCATTGACTCCTCACTGCATCCACCAGATCAAGAAGAATCTTGGAATGATTTTGACTCGGTGACTTTTACCACTAACACAAAAATTCCTGT